CTGCCTCATTATCTGATGGGATGAACGTACACTTTTATTTATAAAAGTGTTTCCTTCAGTCGTTCCTTTAGTCGTTTGCGTCCTATTTCTTAAGACACTTTAGCATCATATGCTGTCCAAACAAACGAGATAAGAATCTTTGCTTATCTTGTTGAGACATATCAGAATCCAGTACGGTTTCTGCCACCTCTCTAACTTGCTGACAAGTCATGTTTGGAGGACTATGTAAATTAGCTAATAGTAGTAACTCAATCATAGGATGAACGCTCCGTTCCGCGACTTACTTGCGTCCAGTTTCCTGGATGAACGACAGGTCTATTATAGACCTTATACCTTATTTAGTCAAGGGGGGGGTCAATTTTAGGATCGACCCTACAGACCAAAAATTTTCCGGAGATTTTTTCTCGACTTTTTTGGAATTATTTTTTCGTTTTGGTTTTTGGTGGTTCATTACCCCACAGTTTGGGATTGATTCTACCCTCACTCTGTGTCATTTTCACGAAGTCATTACGATACTTATCCCAATAGTAATCAAAGATATCAACCATCTTTTTTGCAAGGGCAACATCATAATGAGACTGTCCTTCTTTTTTATACTCTATCAAATATGCAGTATAAGGAAGTGATTTATCTTTTGCCTTATCTGGATCACAATCTTCATAAAGAATTTTCATAGTTAGCTTCTACCACCCCAATTAATATCTGGATATGCTTCTGCAATAATTTCTTTTGTGATCTTATACTTATCAGAGAGTTTTTTGTCCTTACAAAGACAAACAATTTCTGCCTCAAGTGGATGCAATCCCTCAAGAACATTAATAAACATTGTCTCACGACGAATATTACTCATACCATCATTACCACCTTTAACAAAATGATAAAAGTTTTTAAACTCCCTACGAATTGTGGTATGACCATTCTTATCACCTGAACCCATAGAGAAGGAGTCAGTTTCATGCATTCTACGAACCTCTTCATCAATCTTAGTGCTCAGGGTTCCATTGGACTTTGCCTGATCTTCAAACCCAGAATAAGGAACATCCCCCGCAGGAAGAACAGAAATTACAGTCTCATCAAAATTCCAAATAAAAATTGCTTTTAAAGAGGGATGTTCATATTTTTTGAGAACTTCAATCTTTTTTGCCTTGCTTCTTTGTTTTGATACAAGACTTAGAACTTCAAAAGCAAAAGGATTTCTTGGAAGTTCTAATGATGTTGTACTAGTCGTCGTCTTCTTCTTCGTTGTTGTAGTCATAATTTTCAAAATTAAATGCGATTACTTCATCAGGAATTAAATTACCTTGCTCATCAAACATTTCGGGATGAGGTCTTGGCACTTCCCGATAGTTCATCATATATTCTCTAGCAGTCCAACCAATGAGAGTACCTAGTATTAGAAACAAAATGGTTAAAAAGGAACCAAAAACTAAACTAACTGCTAACATTGTTCTTGCCTCGGGAAACTACTATTCTTTTCCGTGATTTAATGGAAAATTCGAAATAGATGGTGACTTCCCGTCTCAGAAAGCAAACCATCTTTTCGAAGATGATGTGAAATGGTTGCGTCTGCTTTCTTTTACCTCCATTAATTAGAAACTCAACACCACGATTAGTGTGGTTATCTGATTTATTTAGGTCAGGATTTGATGACCTGTTGTTCTCTGAGGAATTTGATTGTGTCAACACACCCTCCTATTTTTTTATCGTCACAGATTATTTGAGGAAAAGTTGAACCTTCTCCAAAGATATCATAAAATTCTTCCTTTGAAAAATCTTTTCCAAGATTAAAAGAAACAAATTTACTTCCTGTTAATTCTAACACTTGTTTAACCTTATAGCAATAAGGGCAATCATCTTTTGCGTATACAGTAAAATTCATCATTAATCTTTTTATTATATATTGTTTGATAAAAAAGTTTTATTCTTCATCTTTGATTCTAACATACACTTGATTGTATCCAAGATTAACATCCTTTTCATATCCAATATCATTCATATATTTTTCATAGTCTAATTTATTCTGATAATTTTCCAAAACAATTACCTTTGGTTTATATTTTACATGATTAAATCCCTGAAGTACTTCCATTTCCCATCCCTCAACATCGATGGAAAGAATATCAATAGATTTGGCATCTATTTTTTTAAGAAGAGTGTCTAATTTTATTGTTTTAACTTCTATGGTTTCTTGAGTATTATGTTTTGGAACTCCTTCATATCTAATTCCAAGTGAAGAAAAACTAACTCCATCATTTTCTTCAGAATACCAATCATCATTATTTAAATTAACAGTAAATTTTGACTTTCCGTTTTTGTTATAACAGGCATACTGATATATTTCACTTCCCTCTTTTTGATGTTGCTCAACAAATTTGGGATTTGGATCGACACAAATTGTTCTCCAACCATTATTTCTAAAATGTTTAGAAGAACTAATGAATGTTGGTGGACCAGCACCAACTTCAACCATAGTTCCCTGATAAGAAAAATCAGAGAAGAATTTTGTTCTTATATATCGATCTGTTTCAAATTCTGCATAATAATCTCCAGAGAACATATAATCATCAACTTTATTAATCTTATCAGATTTATCACTCATCATGTTAAGTATATTTTCATCCACAAAATCTGGATGAACCCACCAGTCTTCAAATGGTGTTTTATCATCTGGAGATATGTCACCAACAACCATGACATACCCCTTCGACTTCAAATACTCTCTAGATTTTTCTCTATATGATTTATAGTTACTATTGTAAAAATCATGTTCATACGTGATCACTCTAAATTTATATTTGTCAAAAGGAATTTTCAAAAGCACTTCATAAGTTGCATCTGGAGGATCAATATCTAATTGAAGATAATCAATAACTTCATCCTTATAATACTCATTTATTAATTGACTATAATCTATTTTAGTGGCATCGGCACAAATTGTACTGGTTTTTTTACGTGCTTCACGATACTGCTTAGAAAATTCTTCATTAAATTCTATTGAGACACCACACCAACCAAAACCTTCTTCCAAAAGAGCAGTATTATTTCCAAAGTAAGGTCTCGATCCTCCAATTTCAAGAAAACATCCATTTCTTTTTCCATTTAACATAGAAAGAACAAACAAATCTTGATAGACCTGAGCATAATTTTTTTCAATATTTTCAGATCCAGAAAATTTATATCTCAAGGAATTCAGTTTTTCTTTATTATATGGAATTGGATCATGCCAAACATAATTTTCATTTTTAATCCTACCCTTAAATAATCTTTCAATATTACTATCAACAGCTTGCATATGTATAGTATCAATGTGATACTCCGTTTTTAGTTTTTGATGAAGAGTGCAGGACTCATCACACAATCCACAATGCCATGCTGAGACAGCTTTTTCAAAAACAATCCCATAAAATCCGGGATATCCAACATCAATTTCCAATGATTCACAATTTTTATCACATATTTTTTCACCTATTGATGCAATTAAGTATGAATCTTGATAATTCTTTTCTCTCTCATAAAATCTAGAAAGAAGAAAGTAACCTTCTGGTCTAGATGGAAGCATTGATATTGCATTTTTTAACATTCCCCTCACAGAATTACTACGACAACCCTGAAGGTCAAAGCAATTTGCCGCAGCCAATAAACATGTGTATGCAAGTTTTTGATCTTCGGTTCTTTCAGATGTTCTAATGTAATATGAAACTGCAGAAGCAGTTTGATCTATAGAAAAATAATAATTTCCAAGTTGAAAATTAATATCAGGATCTTCTGGGTTTTTGATAAAACCATTCAGAAGTTTTTGTAAGTCATTCATTTTGGATCAACTCCATTTATACAAAATCTACAAAGATTAAAGCAACTGTTATCTTTTGGAATTACATCCTCAAAACTTTGATCTAACAAATTGCCTAATATGTGTTCAAGATTATAGTCTTGGCAACACAAAGAAACATCACCATTAGGAAGAACCACATTATGATAGAGTTTTTCCAGACATCCACATGTTTTTTCTTTTTCTCCGTGATAAAACGATTTATATTGATCTTTTTTATTCAATAACTCCGGTTTTAAAATACTTTCACGGGATAAATTTCCAGCTCTGTCCCACATATCATGAACGTGAGCCTTAGAAAAAACATGACTGACAGAATCATGAACTTCACCCATAGCTACTACATTAAAGTTTTGTATTTTATCACGAAGTTCTCCAAATCTTTCAACGACTTTAATATATCGATCTGTTATGGGATGCTTCGCATTTCTTTCTCTATCGGGAAGATGAAAAGTAAATCCCCCATTTGGTTCTCCGGCAAAAGGAATATCTTTAATTCTTTCAATATCATCCAATTTCATTCCTATTCCTGTAGTAAAAACAGAAACTGGATGTCCCATTTCATGAGCATATAAAAGCATGTCAGTACAATTTGGATTCAACCAAGGTTCAGTAAATCCTGCAAATGTAATTCTGACTTCCTTTGGTATTTTATCAATACACTTTTTAAAGTTATCAAGACTCAAAAATCTTTCACCTTTATAAGATTTTTGAAGAGTTCTTTGTGGGCAGAATACACAATCAACAACACATCCGGTTTCGGTATTAATCGAAGTTGTAAATTCCATTGTTGGGAATGGAGTTTTTTTCCAATCATCATTTCGTTTTACTTTCAAATCCCCAAACATTTCTTCAAGAACTTTTTCATGAAACTTGAGAAGGTAAGCAGCATTATCTTGAAACCCGAAAGTCATTAAGAAATCATCTTCTTTTTGCGCCAATCCAATACAGAACTCTACATGACCTCCCATGATTGAGAAAGGATCTGTCCATTTAATAAGATTAAATTCTTTATCCCAAAGTAAAAATCTATGTGTATAAACGGCATCTTTTCTGCCAGTTTCACTTTTAAATAATGAAACATCATGAGTGACTGCAACATAATAATCTTTCCAAGGAATAAGTTGCGATCCTCCACGAGTATCTGCACCAATGCGTGGACTTTTTTCTAAGAATACAGTTTCGGAAGTTCCAGTTTCCGGATTCACCTTGACAACTTCCGTTGGATTTGACCACTTAACATAGTGATATGGTTTATCTAAAACTGGCATCCAATTTTTTTCACAATATGAATTTGGATTATTTGGAGGTTCAATTCTAACCCTAGAAAGTTCCTTTACCTCATCCTCACGAATATCAATCTCGCACAATTCCATGCGTCCAGTTCCTTTGGTATCAAGATCTCTCCTAACACCAGAAGTATACATTTTTCCTTCCCACTCAAATATGCGGGCATCCTCAAGACCAACAAATTCCCAAAGTTCTTTCTCCGGAAAACTTGATGTGTCTATTTTAGTAATGCGAGAAATATTATATTCATCATTTAGTTCCAGATAATAATTCCAAGTTCTCAATTTAATATCATTCTCTGGATGAAGATAAGTCAAAGGACCATACGGATGTTGAAAAATCTTTTTTTCTGAATGATAAAATGTATAGTTTACGGCTCTTAAAATTACAATTAATTTGCCATTGTGATTTAAAATCGATGGGTTCATCAATCCCAATCCCTGATTCATATAAGCAGGGATAATTAATGGTTTTATAATTCCACCATGACTCAATACAGTTTGTGCAAAATTCATATGTCCCATCAAAAAATATTTTGTATGATAAAATCACTTCTATATATTATACCACAATGATACCGCATGACTTCATCATTTGCAAAGAAAGGTTGGCATTATATACCAGACATTATTAGTAAACAAGAAGCAATACAAATTAAATATCAGAATCTAATGGGTGCGATTCATGATCTTGGAGGTCTTAAAACTCATTATGATCCTGAAAGAGGAAATGTGATGTGTTGTTATGCTCCAGAGTCCTCCACATTTGTTGTGAAGAGAATGAAACCTATTCTTGAAGAACTACTTGGAGAGGAACTCATTCCATCATATTGGTTTACTACAACATATCATAATAAAGGATGGATGAATTGTCACACTGACAGACCTTCATGTGAGGTCTCTGTAACGATGAATATCTGTGGTGATGCAGAGTGGCCTATTAAACTTAAAGACCTCACAGGGAAGCGTAGAGAGGTCGTTACACCTGTTGGACATGGTGTTGCATATCTTGGAACTATCGTCCCTCACTGGAGGTCACCACTACGAACACATAAGAACGATAGGTTTATGCAACTCTTTCTACACTATGTCAGAAAGAATGGTGAGTATGCTGACTATGCTTATGATAGGAATGAGAAGTGTTATTCCTTACTCACCAGGTAATTCTGCTTCAGGTTCTTCCACAACATTTGGATCATTAATCATCGGAATTTGAGTTACTTGTGCCAGATATTCTGCATTACTTACAGAAACTGCAACTGGTGCATCAGGAAGAGTAAGTGGAAATTCAGAACCATTTGGAAGATTTCTTAAAGAAGTTCTCCAGGTTGTAAATTCTGATGACAGAGCAACACCTGTCTCCAATGATTTTGTGACAATCCAATCAGTCTCGGACAGAAGTTTATCTCGAATACTTCTTACCTCAACATATCTTTTTGTTTCTTGTGCGGTATCATAAGTAGCAATCTCAGCATCCCATTCTGCTTGAGTCAGAATCTCAAGACCATCTTCTTCTGTGATGGTAGTATCATCAGGGCAGGTTGATAAGCAAAAAGGAATACCATTACTATCAGTTATTCTATGAACGATCTCAAGACCTGCGATATTAGGAGCCACATATCCAAATCTGGGACGACTCCACATTAATGGAGAAATCGCAAAGACACTGGTATTATCTCTATCTACCCAATAATGTTTTAAAAGTTGTGTCATTTTAAATTAATAGACCTCTATTCCATATTTATCTGCAATCTGTTTATCTTGCTCATCCTTTGTTGGAACTCCTTTTACTCTCATCCAACAAACACTGACGATTCTCTCACCAGATTTAACTGGTTCTACTCCATGCAGATAATGATGTGTTGATGGGAATGCAATCAGAAGACCTGGTTCTGGTTTAATACAAATTCTATGATTTGGAAATACAAACTCCCCACCCTCAAAATCATCATTTAAAAATAAAACAGTAGAAATATCTCTATCAATAGATTTTTTCCATTGCTTTGTTCCATCAGGATTTACCCATAATGCTTCACCATCATAGTGAGGTTTATAGTGTCCTCCTTCTCTATAATATAATAACTGGGGAACTTCACTATCGTTGATATAAAAATCATAAAAAGGATTGATGACATTATATACCATATCATCATAAAGAGATTTAATGTCTGCCATGATTGGTTGTATATCGGCACACTCTACATCTCTTACATTTGGATCTACTTTTGATTCATCCCGTTTTGTTTCATTTGATTTTTCGGCATCATAAACACCCATCCTCATTTTGGGTGCCTTCTTTACATATTCTGTGAGATATTTACATCCTTCCTTTGTTACAACATTTGGTTGAATAAGGATATTACCAAGTAAATGATTCATTCAAACTCAATTTCTCAATCTTTAAAAATATTTAGTATCAGATTGTATATGGATTTGCAGTTCTCAACCACATATATTTTTGTGGACTGTTTGGTGAAGAAGTTTCTGCATAGATGTAATATCCAATTGGACTCCCATCAGAGTCTGATGTCGTGCCAGTAGTACCAGATGGTGTTCCTCCAGCATCATAATTCCATCCACCAGGAGCAGAAGATGAAACTGCCACATCAGAAAAGAAAGATGTATTGTATGTTGCTGGTGGGCCAGCATTCCATTTTTGCCAATTATCGGTTGATGCAGTTCTCTTCAAATCCGGATCCATATCTACTGTTCCTCCAGAGTGTGTGAATTCCATATCATCAAGTTGGAAGTCTCCTCTAAAACTTGTTCCAGTACGATATTTAAATACAAAGTGTCCGGTGCTCGGTGATAATGGACTTAAATCTACAGTAGCAGATTTCCAAGTTAGTCCTGGTCCTGGATGCGTTTGTCCAGAGATTGATGTTACTGTTGCACCATCAGCAGTAAATGGAAGTGCAGCACTAATAGTATT